GTATATTGCCGCTACTTCAAAGAAATTGACGGATGAGGAGATCTCTACTTTCGTGGAGGCTAATCCTACGGCTATTATCTACTATGTGGCTAAGACATCCGATATGTGCGAGAACCCTACGGTTCGTACCGCTTCTTGGTCAGCTTGTGGTTCTTGCAAGGTATCCACCGAGAAGTATTATATCACGATCCCGGATGATGAGTGCGGAAACAGTGCGTTGGAGGAAATCAAACAGGCTTTCCCGGAACTGGAGATCACTGACTACGGTACTCCTGCGGCTTGCCAGCATAGCTTCCAGACAACGGTATATACTAACATGTTGTGTGATGAGTGCGACAAGGTGTTCGAGGGATTCTTCACCAGCGAGGCTCCGGCGTCCTACCGCAACCGTATGTGGAAGAAATTGGAGTCGGCTCAGGAACTTGGTACTAACTGCAAGTGCGGTATCCGTTTCCGTGGTAAGGAAATGTTATTATCTCCGTCAGAGTGCTTGATGGATCAAATGACTTATATCGAGGATAGCGTTGAGATCGTAGGTGCTAGTGGCGGTTACCCCGATTCTTTGGATGAGGGTTCTCCTATCTGGTGGGATCAACTTCATTTTGAGAGACTGTCTAGCAAAGCACCACGTACTCATGTCGGCGGTAATATGATGGATGACGAGTTGAAGGGCTACGCTCATTTCAATGGATTCCCGAAACATCAGGATTTCATGGGGCGGACGTTCATGAACGAATATAGTCGTGTAGAGCAAACGGCTCAGTACGTTGACTTCCAGATTACGCTCAATCCTCATAGATACGCTCAGGGATTCGGAAAGGTTATCGCTGATGATCCTATCAACTTGATCTTACGTGTACGTTACGGCGCTCATGAGGGCGTTCAGGAGATGATTAACATGATCGGTGCTGCCGCTGGTCTTGGCCCGGCCATCGTAACTGAGCCGAAATAAAGAACCTTTTTTGCGTTCATATATTTCCTAAAGGGGAGAGATTCAATTCTCTTCCCTTTTTTTGTTATCTTTGAGGCAGTAGAATTAAAATATGATATTATGTCTGCGATAAATGAGTATTTAAAGAGACTGGCTTCTATATTCGGAAGCATGGGTTTCTCCGTTCCGCCAGATGACTTCTCAGGGGTTGTAATAGACGGAAAGACGTATCCGGTCATGATGAGGAATGACGGGTGTTACGTGTACTTCGATGATAAAGGAGTAAAGAGACTTGTAAGCGAGGTTCCTAAAAAGGACTATCAGTTCATTAACATCAAGGACGCCCGTGTGTCGATCGTCAACCAATGTTATCGTACTCCGGGAGGTCAGGTAGAGGCTCGTATCCATACCTATATGAATAATAAGGGAGAGATACTGGCCGAGAAGATATTTATCATCAACTCATCTGATATCGATATTCCTATCGGCAGTGAGTTTGATAAGATTCCTGATGGGTGGGTGGCTATAGATTGCAGTATAGCCGAGATGACCGATCGGGAGTTGATATTCGTAAGTAAATGTTACGCCACGGAAGGGGGCAAGGTCCAGATCGAGGGCGTTGAGTCGGTAGACCCCCGCCTGAACCCGGAGGTATCCCATTATGAGGTGGTAAATACGACTGACGATAGCAATCCTATCGGTACGGAGTATGATAAGATACCCGATACATGGAGTCGTATAGTATGTGATTTCCCGGACATGACCCAAAGGGATATAATACCGGTGCTTAAATGCTTTGATACCGGAACCGGAAGGGTGCAGATAGAGGGATATAAGATATTTGATTACGAGATGGGTACCAGAAAGGAATGGTATCGCATCAAGCAAAGTACCGATCCTGAGAACCCGGTAGGTAAGTTCATTACCAGTATAAGTGATGACTGGGTTGAGGTTGTTTGTGACTTCACGGATATGGAGGATCGGGATATTGAGGTAACTGTAGAATGTTATAAGACACCGGCCGGTAAGGTGAAGCTGGAGGTCATTACGTCATGGGATGGCAATATAGGAGTTAGGGATAAGAGTTATAAAGTCCTGGAGACTACCGATCCGTCACAGCCTGAGGGCGCCAGCTTCAGTTCCTTGCCAGATACGTGGGTAAGGACTGTCTGCGATTTCGATGATATGGAAGAACGCGACATTAGGTCTTACGTTGAATGCTACGATGGAGGTAACGGTCATGTCAAGCTTCGTAGGTTAGTTTCTTATGACTCCAAGATAAAGGCCAGATATACCCGTTTCGAAGTCCTTGAGTCGGATGACGCTGGCTTCGTCCCGGGGACCGACTTAGCTACCCTTCCAGAGAGTTTCTCTTTGGTTCCATGTGATTTCACGGATATGGAGGATAGAAACGTTCAAGTATATCGTGAGTGTTATGCTTTCAAAGGACAGCGTATTGAGGTGGATAAGGTTGTCTCTTATGACGGTGATCTAGGTGATAGGAAAGCCAAGTATATTGTACGTGAGAGCGAGGACGGCGCTATCTTAATAGATCAGGAATATGATGAGATCCCTGTTGGATGGAAGAAATCTCCTTGCGATCTTGAGAACCTTCGTGACAGGCATGTATCTTACTATGATCAGTGTTATGTCACGGAGAACGATAAACGGGTTAAGATCCATAATATCGTTATATATAACTCTTTAGGATATGAGTGGTATCATTTCTATGAGGTTACGCAGTCAGAGGACGATAAATATGAGGTAGGCGATATTAACTCCTCTATGGTTGGTAAATGGAGTAGGGTTGAGTGTGAGATGCCTGATATGGAGAATCGGTTCTTGGATACGACAGATACCTGCTATGATACAGGGAATGGTACGGTTAAGATAAGGCGTCAGGAGTCTATTGACTATAAGCTTAATGTCCGGGAGTTTGATTATAAGATCGTGGAGTCAACCGATCCTGATCATCCCACCGATACCACCCCTACCCAAGATACGGTTAGTGGTTGGACGGTAATAAGCTGTGACCTTAATATCATGGAGGTAGATGACTGTTATGAGGTTGGCGGTCATAAAATCCATTTAAAGGGATTCAGGACGGTCAATCCGGCGTTACAGGATATTAAGTCCATATTGTATGTCGTGTACTCTGATCATCCTGATTATCATGCTGGAGATGAGCTTAACTCTATTCCAGAGGGGGCTAAGGTCACGATCTGTGATTATGCGGATAAAAGCCAAAGACATATGGTCCCGGTGCGCGAGTGCTATGAGGTAGCCGATGGCCGGTTCTATGTGGAGGGAAGTCGGTTGATGGATAATAATATGGTCGTTGAGCGGATGTCGGTGATGGTTCTTGAGTCATCCTCCCCTACCTACCCTGTGGGGACTACGCTTACTTCCATTCCTGTTGGTGCTACTATCGTGGCTTGTTTATGTCAAACCTGTTAATCTGAACGGCTATGGTTAAAGTATGTAATGATTATTTTATGATTGACGCCTTAGCTGGAGGTCAGGTCGTAAGAAAAAGGAAATATCGTCGTGAGAATACGATGATAGGATATAAGTGGTATGATTATAATGGGGTCGAGGTAACTGACCCCATTGAGATATCACGTCTTGACGGATTGGCTACTAAGCATCAACGTGTTGATGAGGCTTATGATGATCATGCCATTTTCATGTCGTCAACCAATTACGTTAACAGCGTTTCCGGTATACCTATGGATAAGCATATGGTTGTCGTTGAATGGAGGCCGGATAGCGAGCAGGGCTTTGTAACCATGGCTCATGATGAGGGTCTTGATGGGGACAGCTATTATATAGTTGTTATCAATGCCGGAGATAAGCAGGCTACGATCTACACCCCCGTGGACCCTGAGGATCCAAAGGATGGGACTTCCCGTGCGGTTGATGGCGATAACGTTTCCGTTGGCGGATCATATGTCTCTATATCCCCCAAGCAAGTAGAGAGGATAAGGGCTACTTTCCGTGATGGTAAATGGTATTATGAGTTAGTCACAAAAACATATCCTAGTAATACTGGAGGCATTAAGATCGGGGATGTTGATTTTGTGACGTTCAGATATTTATGGGAATCAAGTTCCGGAAGGGACTTGGACACGATGACGGAAGCCCTTAATTCTAATGTTCCCACCATAGATAATCTTGCTGTAGGTTGGTCTGGCCCCGGAAATGGAGATAGCTCTGTTAGAGAAGTTCTTAAATGGGGTGGTGATAATACCGGTTCTGGTAAGGAATGTGTTTGGATGTCGGTGAAGGATTTAAGGGCTAAATATTATGATATCCTACCTGAAGAGACGTATTTCATGGCCTACGCTACATGGTTTGGATCTAAAGGTACGGGTAAATGTTCTTTTGAACTTGTTGGATACAAGGGAGGTACGATGAGCCAAGATGGATATAATTTCATCAATACCGGTGGATCTGTGGTGTATCAAAATACGTATGATTTTGTTTGTCATACCAGTAAGGGTTCATCTACGTATAAGACATCCTACGAGAAGGTGGCTCGTGTTACCTACAATAAGCTCACTAACGAGGTTTATATGTCCATCGGTGACGCTATAGATCAGGAGGATAATTATGATAAGTTAGAGCGAGAGATCAATAATATAAAGGAAAGACTTAGCGATGTCGAGAGCGAGTTGGCTGTCGTAAGACGTATAGCTGAGGGCAAGAACACGGCGTATATCTTTGATACGGTCGATGCCATGAATGAGTGGCTGGCGGTTCCGGAGAACACGGCTAAGCTCCGTGTGGGAGACAGCTTCTGGATCAGGGAGCAGGAGGTACCTGATTATTGGTGGGATGGAACTCAGGCTTTAGAGCAGGAAGGCCCGAAGGTTGATTTATCTCCTTATTATACGAAAGACGAGATTAATAATATTGTCAATGATATCAATCAGAAGATAGAGGATAAGAGTACGTCTATTATCTTCGATACTTATATCCAGATGAAGTCTTTCGTGGATGATCCAACTAACGCCGATAAGCTTAAGGAAGGTACCATCTTGTTGATACGAGAGAAGAACGTACCTGATTATTATTACGATGGTGCTGGGATAGTTAAGATGGAGGCCGATGTAGAGCAATGTCTTTATATTACTTTAGCTAATAAGCCTACGGAAAGCACTATAAGTTATACCCAAGATCGGGAGGTAACTAATTTCGCTCCGGGAGCTATAGCTAGGTGGATTGACGCTGACGGGAATAATGTGTTTTATAAGCTTGTAGAGATAGTAGGTGGTAAGGCTAAGTGGATTACCCTTATCGATACTAAATACGGTAATGTGACGCTACAGAGCACTTACGACAAGAATTATGAGATTGTAAATATCGTATCTGGGTCTAGGTTACAGGCTATAAATAGCGATAAGGATGAGATCAAGTTCGTTAATAGCGCTACCGGTAATGTTACTGTCGTGTTTAACGCCACGGTATCAGGAGGAGCCAAGAAACTTACGAGCCTGTTGGCCGTGAACGAGGTGGTCCTTACGCCTGGGGCGGCGGCGTCCTTCACCCGTACCGGTGAGACCTTCACCCTCTCCGATCTTTTTGGTGTTACGATCTTCCCGGATCTGGCTGATTCCAACCGTGAGGGAGAATGGGTGATGAGCGTAGGCGTAACCGGAAAACCGATCCTTATGGAGGTAAAGGAGATGAGGAAGTGGGATGAGAGTATTGTCAGGGAACTTACTATTGATGAGCTTAACGAGAAGTTCCCTAACGTGGATATCGGATTCGCTGTCGTATGCAAGACCATCAACAAAGTATATGAGATGGTTAATGGATATAAGGAATGGGTGTCTTATGATATAACCTCAATTAGTTGATATGGGATTTTTAGTAGGATATGACACGGTGGCGTCCTATGTCACGTTTATAGTGAATGAGGACAGGTTCCCTTGTTATGATGGTAAGGGCGCTGATTATATACCCGATCCGATAATATCAGCGGATGCTTTTAATCGCAGTCTTAGGTTCTCGACAAGAAAGCCAGGATTCGTGGACGTTGATTGGGGGGACGGGACAAAGGATCAATATCCTTTAGTTAAGGTATCTGATGGTAGTTATAGGATTATATTCAGGTCTCTTGACATTGAGTATAAGAAGAATCCGGATGATACCGTATGGTGGTATAAGAAAGAGGATGGCTCACAATACATACCGGTTCCCCCACATAAGTATAGCGATATCAGGCGTAGGGAGGTTACGATGAGGTTCTCTAACTTAATTGATGGGGAATTTAATATGGATGGTATTGTCCTTCATGAGTTCCCTATAACTAATCTTCCTGATATAACTTATTTTGCTGTGGTTAGATCCGT